TCATTCCCTTGACCGGGCTGGGGCTCCTGGCGGCGATTCGCCTGGCCCGCCAGCCAGCTTCGCCCTCAGGCTGAGAGCCTGGCTCACCGCGGCCGCCAGATTCTCGTCGGTGGGATCGAACCCCGCCGCGACCTCTGGTGGGACGCCGCGAGCGGCCAGGTGGGGGGCCATGTGAGCCAGGATGGCCTGCCGCTCGGCGTAGGGCCGGCCGGCCAGGCCTTGGCCGACCGCGGCCAGGAGCTCGGCCTGCCGGGCCGCCGCCGCCCGTTGGTCCGGCGAGAGCGCCGCGAGCCGTCCGCTGAGGTCGTTCGGCGCCTGCGGGGCGAACGCGTTGACGGTCTGGGTCATTTCATCCTCCGATCGCGGGCGCGAAAGCGTTGTAGCTGGAGGCCCCGCCAGGGGCGCCGTAGCTCGTCTGTCCGGCGTATCGGCCATAGGCCTGAACGCCATTGTTGAGGGCGCTTCCAAACGCATTGCGCTTGCCACCGCGGCGTTGCCAGCGGCTGTGGCCGCGTTGTTGTTGTTCGTTGAGACTTGACCCGCATAGTTCTGCCCAAACCCGGCCAGCGCGTTCGCCGCGCCCTCGCCGGTGTTGGTCAAATTCTGCAGGTTGCCGACGTACTGCTGGCCGTATTGCTGCGCGAGGCCTGTACCGTAGGCGTCGAGCGCCTTCACGAGGCTTCCGGAGCCCAGCAGGCCTTGCGCCGCCTTGGTCTGGGCGACGCCGTTGAGGCCCTGGTTCAAGGCGAATTGATAGCCGGTCGAGTTGAGGTAGTTGTTGAACGCCTGATCCGTCGCCTGCGGATTGCCGCCCAGGCCCAGGAACCCCTCCAACGCGTTCTCGGCTGTGTCGCCGGCGTTGATATAGGGCGTCTCCAGCTTGGTGTTGCTCTGATAAATTTGGCTTTCCAGCGCATTGTTCTGCGCCGCGGCGCTAGCGGCGTCCTGGGCCGCGTTCCCGGCCGCGGACGAGCTGATCGCCGCTCCCGCCAGGCCCGCGCCGCCGATCACGAGTGCAGGGATGATCGCCGGCATCTTTCTCTCCTCCTGAACATCGGCGAGGCCTGCCATGCAGCCTCGGTCAGCAGCCATTGGCGCAATCGGCCAACCTGGCTCTCCCGCCAATCGCCCGCCGGAACGAAGCCGCTCGAGCGCGGCGGCCGACTTCGCGGGTGCTCGGTCTCAAAGGTGACGATGACGCGGAAGCCGCAGGCGAACACTGCCTCGGCCATCCGGCCGCCAGCGTCGTGGGCTTCCCTGCCCCATCCCTCGGGCGTGAACAGCGTGTGCAGCTCAGCCACGAATCCGAGCGGATCGAGCCGCTGGATCAGGAAGCCGCCGTGCTCGGCCGCAAGGGGAATGATTCGCTCATCCAGGGCCAGACGCCCAATTGCTTCAGCGGGAACACCTCGAAGTCCCTCACAAACCATGGGATGAGAGGCGATCTCGGCCCAAAACGCCGGATCGCGCTCAACGCGCAGGTCCGTCACGGCGCGGTCACCACATAGTTGAAGGCATCGACCGCGGCCCCCCCGGCCGTGGCGTCGGTGATGGTCACCGTGCCGCTCTTGGTGCTGCTGGCTCCGGAGTAGATGAGGAACCCGAGCCTATCGCCGGGGTTGACGGCGAACGTGCCTGTCCCGGTGATCGTGTAGTCGCCGGTGGGCGTATAGATCACAACCTCATACGGTGATCCGGTCCAACTGATGTTGAGGAGGTGCGTGCCGGTGAAACCGGAGACGGTCTCCAGGGTGTTGTTGCCGACCAGGTGACCGTAGAGGTTGCCCCAGGAGCCCGCGACCGCCCCGGTCGAGCCGCCGCCCCCCGTTCCCGGCATGACGTCCAGGACGCCGCTCATCAGGAGCCGCCGACCCCGGTCATGATCCAGTAGTCGCCGCTCTCCAGAATGAGGGTCACCAGCCCATATTGCGCCAGGGTGCGCGTCGAAGCTCCAGAGGCGACTTGGCCGGCGAGCGAGACGCCCCCGCCCGCAGCAGCCGCGATCGTCAGGGCGCCCGAGCCGATACAGCGCAGCACAATTGCCGTGCCGTAGGGAAAGGCCACTGAGGAATGGGCCGGGAGCGTATAGGTCGCGGCGCTCGATCCAGCGAACCGGATCATCTTGCCGGCGTCGTCCAGCACGAGCGTGTAGTTCGCGTCCTGCTCGTTCACCGGCATGCCGCGGAATCCGGCCGAGTGATCGCCGGACGGACCAATCGCGGTCGCGAGCTGAAGCTCGCCGGTCATGGCGCCGTTGGGTTGCCCCACGCCAGCAACGTTCAGCGGCGTGTAGCCGAGCGCGGTGAGCACGCCGGTCCACCCAGCCAGGGTCAAAGGGCTGACATAGACGCCGGTCGCTGTCCCTGCATTCACCTGCGTCTGTGTCGCCGCTTCCACATCGAGATTGGCCGGGTCGATGTCGGCGATGACGCCGCCGGTCGGCGTCTGAAGCTGGATGCGATAGGTGACCGTGGGACTGAGATAGATCGCGGGGAACATACCTGCGCCGTTCGCCACCACAGGGTTGCTCAATGGTGTCGTCAGGCCCGCGTCGGCGTAGACCGGCGTCGGCGTCGTGGTCGTGCCGGTCAGGTAGAACTGCAGCAGCGCGCCAGCGATCGGCGCGCCGTCGCCGTCCACCGCGACGAAGACCGGCGCGGGCAGGAGAACGCCTGTGGTCATGGTCTATCCTTGCGCGGGGGCTGCGGCGGGCGGCTGCGGCCACGACGAGCCGAGCGGCTGGTCGAGCGTGTTGCGGCCGCGCGCGCCATAGGTGCGGGCCATGATCGTTCGCCCAAGCTGATCCGCCGCAATCACATCCTGGCGCAGTTCGGTGTTCAGTTCGGCGGCGAAGACCATCGCCAGCATGTAGGGGAAGTAGGTCGAGACCTCTTCCGGGAACTCGATGACATCGGAAGGGTCGGTCCAATCCGCCTCTTCGATCCAGTCGCCGGTGTCGGGCCGATACCAGAACCGTGCGCTCTGGCCCGCGGCGTTGAGCGAGATGTTCCCCGCCCCGCCATTGATCAACCGGCCGTTGCCGCTGACCGCGCAGGCGTTGGTGGCGAACCCCAGACCCGCATCGATCACCCCGAAGCGGTTTCCGGCCCGCGGATTGAGCGGGGCCGTGACCGTGTAAGCCAGCCCCGGCGGAATCGCATACTCGCCGCCGTTCTCAGCCTGGACATCCGGGCTTCCCGTGGCGACGCTCTGCTGGGAAAGGCGCGCGCCGATCAGTGTCCCGAACCACGACGCCTTGAGATTATTGAACGCCGTCATGGCGTCGGCCATTTCCTCGGCCGTGGGCTCATCGCCCGATCCGAGCGCGCCCAGAAGGCGCATCATGCGGCTGATCGCATCGCGGCAGGTCATCGACATGGCTGGCCCCTCACGTCGTCACCGCCGCGCCCGAGCAGACGCTTATCCACGAAGCATTCGACCAGAAGACGGGAACGCCTGTTCCTGCTCCAGAACCCTCGCTTGGCTTCCGGCCGTCGAGCGCATAGGCCCAGTCGCCGACGGTCAGGCCTGAGGTCGGCAGGTTCGAAACCCCATCGATGGCCACGTAGAGCGTTACGGGGATATTGCCCGACATGTCGCCGCCAAGCTGGAGGCCGCCGGCGGCGATGATCTGCCGGGTCTGCGGGACGGCCGCGGCCGCCAGGCCTGCCGCAGCAGCCACGCCATCGCTCGCGGCGCCGCCTGTGCGATCGACAAGGCCCTTGATGACCCGATAGCCGTAGGGCGTCAGTTGGCCGGTCTGCGGGTCCATCCACTGCGCCGCGAAATCCGGCTCGGAAATGCGAACAGGCCCGACCATGTTCGGCCTCCGTAGATTCAGAGAAGGAGGGTCAGTTCGCCGGCCGCAGCGGGTTCAATTCCAAATGCGAGAATGCCACGTCGACCGACTCGGAACACCTGACCTCGATCAGGCGGCCTGGAGCTCTCATTTGCCCCAGGCGCTGCCAATACATGCGCGTTTTGTAGCGGCCCATGGCGCCCATCGGTGTCGCCCGCCAGCGGCTCCAGCGGCGCCCCATGTCGTCGCTGTAGCGCATCTCCACGAGTGGGTTGGCGCCTGGCGCAATGACGTTGCCCATGCCAGCGACGGCGTGCAGCACCAGACCGTCCATGCGCGGCCGGCCCTCTTCGATCTTGATGAACGCGTAGGCTCTGCGAACCAATGGTCCATTGGCATCGGTCCACGCGCCGACCTGGGCAAGCCAGAGATCGTTGGTCATCGAGTCGCCGATATAGGTTACCGATCCGCCGACAATCCCGGCCGCCGGCTGGTCAAGGGTGACCGCGACCCGCCCGCGAAACGTCTGCTCGCCCCAGCTCTCCCATTGCGACCAGAGGCCGCGATTGTAGGAGTCGCCGTAAGCCCCCTGGATGGTTCCCACGCGGGACACGTCGTAGGCGTAGGTTCCGATGCCAGGAATGGTCAGGACATAGAGTTCGTGGCCCTCGAAGGTCGCCACGAAAGCGCTCATCCCGGTCCAGTTCGCGCACTGCCGGATCTTGTCCTCGATCGACGACGATGAGATGCGCGTCGGCGTGTTGGAAGAACGATAGACCACGCCGTTGTCGCCCACCCAGAACAGAGCGTTGTCGGCGAAGCAGAGCGTGTCGCGCGAAGCAATTCCGCGCTGAAAGCCGCGGCCCTCGTTGGGCGAGAACGGCAACACTGAATCCGTCGCGTCCGTCGTGTCGGCCGGGCTCCAGAACTCCACGGTGCTGTCCGTGAAGAACACGAGCTGATCGTTGAGCACAGCCACCGCTCGGTTCGGCGCGGCGCTGTCGTTGTTGTTCAGGAAGTCGAGGCCAGTCTCATCGGTGGCGTCGCTGAGTTCGGAATACCACCAAGTCGCGCTGTCGGTGGCGCAGAACGCGAAACGGCCGGCGACATAGGCGACGTCGCAGACCTTGGGCAGCACCCCGTTGGCGATCGGCGTGAAGGTCGTTTCTGGCCCCTGCCAGCAATAGGCGATGCCCTCCGACACCGCGACCACTTGCGAAGGTGAGGCCGCGAACCGCACCAGATCATTACCCGGGATGGTCCCCTGGTTCAGGCCGCCGAGATAGACGGTGTTCCCGCTGACGGCGAAGATGTGGCCGTAGCCCACGCCCGGCTGGCAGAACGCGCCCCGCAACGGGCCAGATCCCCAATTCGCGCCCGTGACAAGTCCAGGGCGGCTGTATTGCACCTCGCGCAGGCCCACGTACGCTGCGTAGGGCCGCTCCTCGCGGATCGGCGTCTCCTCGCTCAGCAGGTTGACCGGGTGAACGTCTGGGAAGCCGAAGGCGCGCGAGAAGGCGTCAGAGAAGAACGGGATGCGCAGGCCGGTCTGCGTGCTGAAACCGTCAGAGCGGAACTGGGCGATCTGTGCGGCCGGCGCACTGCCCTGGCCCTCGATCCCTTGCGGCATGTGAAGGCCTCCTGTGCTAGTCCGACCGCATGTCTCTCGCCGACGCCCAAGCCAAGGCCGCAGGCGCCTTCTTCGCCGCTGCTGACCACAAGCTGATCGACGCCCTGGCGCCAGATCCCGATCTCTGGGTGCTCGAGGTCGGCTGCCGCACCGGCGCCACCGGCGCGCTCGCCTTGAGCTCCGGCAAGTGCGGGGCCTGGGTGGGCCTGGAGACCGATCCCAAGTCCGCGGCCGAAGCCATGTTCGCGCTCACCGACGTGATCGGGACCGACCCGGCGAAGGCGGCCCTGCCTTACGGCCGCGCCGCTTTCGGTCTCTTCATCATCGGCGACGCCCTGGCCGATTTCGCCGACCCGGCCGCCAGCCTGAAGGCCCTCGTCCCCCTGCTGCGACCCTCGGGCCGGACGCTGGCCAGCGTCACCCGCTTCCGCGAGCGCGAGATCGTGCGTCTGCTCAAGGGCGCGGGTCTGCGCATCGGTGCCGTCCAGGCCGTGGGCGGCAAGGCCGGTTTTCTCGGTTTCGGACGCAAGCAGCCCGAGCGGATCGAGGTCGTGGCCAAACGCTAGGCCTGCGACTCCGCGCCTCGCCCAGCCCCCCGAACACTGTGCTAGACGTGCCGAATGGGGGCGCAAAAGTCATCCAGCCGTGTGTTCGAGGCCATCGCCCTCGTCGCCCTGGCGTTGGGAATTGCGGCCCGGCTCTTCGCCCGGCCGCACGCGCCGCTCTGGATCGACGAAGCGACCTCGGCGAGCTATGCCGCCGCGCCCCATTTCCGCGACTTCCTCACTCTGATTTCGTGGGATGTGAACGCGCCCCTTTACTACGTGCTGCTGCGCGGGTGGGCGGGCCTGTTTGGCCTCTCGGACCCGGCGCTCAGGTCCATGAGCTTCCTGTTCAGCGCCGCCGCGCCTCTGGCCATCGCCTTCGCGCCGGTGCGCGGCCTCACCCGCGGCGAGCGCCTCACCTGGGCGGCGCTCGTCGCCTTGTGGATCCCAGGCATCGGCTACGCCCAGTCGGCCAAGGCCCTGGCGCTGGTCTTCTTCCTGGCGACGGCTCAAACCCTCGCCTTTGCGGCCCTGCTCGGCCGCGAGCGACCCAGACTCCGCGACGCCGCCCTCTGGGTCGGCCTCTCGTGTCTGGCCATCGAGGCGCACTACCACGACGTGTGGCTGGCCGTCAGCCAGGGCCTCATCTGGCTCACGGTGCGCCGGGGCGTGGCCGTGCGCTGCTGGCCCGCTGCGCTCCTCATCCTGCCGGTGTTCGCCGAAATCGGGGCCAAGCTGCCGAATATTGCCAAGTTCACCTCCCCGGGTGTCACCTGGTACGCCCTCGTGGGACCGCGCGATGCGTTGCCGACCGTCGCTCATCTTCTGGGCGGCCCGCTCTGGCTGGTCGCTCTGCCGGCCGTGCTGGCGGCATTCTGGATCCTCGGACGCCGCTCCGAGCCCGCGGCCTGGGAGGCGCCTCAGCGCGTTCTTGCGCTCACGGCGGCGGCGAGCGGGCTGGGCGTCGTCGCCTTCGCCGCCGCGGGCGCCTTTCACCCGTTGTTCAACACCCGCTACCTTGCTCCCTTCGCCCCCGGCGTGGCCCTTGGCGTCGTCCTGGCGTTGCGATGGGTCGCCCGTGGCGAAGGTCAAGTGGCTCAGGCCGCCCTCGCACTCGTCGCCGGGGCGATCTGCGGCCTCTGGCTGGCCGCGGGCGCGTATCACTTGGATTCGAACTTTGACGATCTCGAATTCGAACATGCGTCGCAGAGTCTGATGCAGGCGGGAGTCAGTCGGGTGGTCTTCGTATGGGACAACCCCATGATCCACGGCACGCACATGTGGCCGCTGCAGGCCGACGCCCTGGCCGGCTTCTTCTATCATCGGGCCGAGAGGCCCGTGCAGGTGATCCTCGCCGACGTCGGCGCACGCGACGACCCGAACACTACGTTGCTCGCCACCGCCCGGGCGCAACACGCCGGCATTATCTGGCTCTTCGACGCCGGCGTTCCGGGCACAGCGGCGATCGCTCACCCGCCGCACATCGCCGCCCTCGACCCCAGTTGGATCTGCCAGAACTTCACGCGACACAGGGTAGGCGCCGTGGCCTGCTGGGAGGCGGCGGGAAAGCCGTGAACCTTGCTATTCGAGGTGCCGCGCCGCCTGATCACCGGATGGGCGGGAGTGGGCGAGTCGCCTCGCTGCAACTTCTTCGATTCGTCGCGGCGACGATGGTCGTCTTCCATCACTCAATTACGCTCGCGAGAGGCTATTCCGGCTCGGGCGGTGTCCTCGATTCTGGACGACTCTTTGACTTCGGCGGAATCGGGGTCGACATCTTCTTTGTAATCAGCGGGTTTGTCATAACTCTGAGTGGTCCACTGGCGAGACGCCGACCCACGGCTGCCGAATTCTATCTTCGTCGGTGGGCGCGGGTTGCGCCACTTTTCTACATACTAACGATCCCGATCCTGCTCACCTGGCAGTTCCGGACGCCAGTGAGCCCCTGGGGCGCGGGTCGTCCGATCACGCTACCCCAGATGGTGGCCACCATCTGCTTCTGGCCATCCGCCGGGGCCCTCAATGTGCCGCCGGCCATGAGTGACGCCTGGACCCTATGCTTCGAGATGTTCTTCTACTCAGTGATGGCTGTTGTTCTGATCGGCGGACGTGTGCGGCTGATGGTCGGCGCAGTGCTGGTCTCGGTGGTCGTCCTGACAGTCTTACGAAGCCGGCTAGACATTCCGGCGCTCCAATTCATGAACAACAAGATTAGCCTCGAGTTCTGCATCGGAGTCGGTCTCGCCGTCTTTCGGCGGGAGATTGAATCACTTGGTCCTGGTCGGGGATTGCTGCTGACCGCCGTCGGCGCGGCCTGCCTTCTCTTGTGGGGTTTTGGTTTTGGCCCCGGAGTGGCCGGTTACGATCAGGTCATGGCTGACCAGGGTGTCCTCGGCCGCGTCCTACTCATCGGCCTGCCCGCTGGCCTAATCGTGGCAGGTGTCGTCGCGGCTGACGCAGGCATTCAACGCCGCCGAGAACTGTTCGACCGACTGGGAGACGCGTCATACGCCATCTTCTTGTCGCATGGCTTCACGCTGATAGCCCTCTACATAACACTTCGTGCCCTGGGCGCGATCCTGCCACCGTCCGCGATCACTTTGGGAGCGGTGGCTGTGTCCCTTTGCCTTGGCTATTGGGCCTACTATCTCGTCGATAGGCCAATCATGGCGTACTTCCGGACGCGCATTCCGAAAGTCGTGACTCAACCGCCCCGGCTCGTTCCTATCGACTGAAGCCGCTGTGGCCTTAGGTTTTTGCCAGCGCCTCTCGGGCAACTCGCGCCATCATCATGTAGCCCGCGCGAGTGGGGTGTATCCCGTCAACCGTCTGCGAAGGGTCTGCCGCCGACCAGTAGTCAGCAACCACCGCATTCGTCCGGCCGGCGTAGGCCTTAATCCAGACGTTAAGCCGCTCGATCGCCGATTCGCCGCCAGCGGCATTCGTTTTCCAAGCCCACGGCGGAATGCGCTGCACCGTCCCGAGTACAACCCGCACGCCAGCCGCCTTGGCCTCTAATACCATCGCTGCAATGTTCGCCTCGGTTTCAGCCAGCGGTAGCATCGCGCCCGGCTTGCCGATGTCGTTCACGCCCACCAGGATGTGAACGACGCGGGGATGTAGAGCCAAGGCGTCCTGGGCGAAGCGGGCGCGGACCTCGCGTGAGGTCTGGCCGCCGATGCCGCGGTTCACCCAATCGGGCTCCCACGTCGCTGGCGCGCCGGTGCTCCAGTTGGCGGGGAGACTGTCGCCGATGAACACCACCGGCGGCCGTTCGGCGCAAGCCTCGAGGCGGCGATCGTCATCGTAGTATTGGCGCAGATTGTTGGGATCGACTGCATTCAAGCCGATAAGCATCGCGACCCGAGAACCTTTCCAGGCCAAGGTCAGGGCCAGGACCAGGGCTGGGGCTAGGGCCGCAAAACCGATCTTTGCGGTGGTGCCGAGCATGCTGGGATTCTGCGCCTCGGACGCAATGCGATCAAGCCCGGCGAGACGTCACGGCCCGTTGAGGTTCGCGTCCGCGTACGCCTGCCAGTTTTGCAGCGAGAAGAAGCCCGGCGACGACGCCCCCTGAGATTGGTCGGCGGCGTAGCCGACGTTGGCGGCGGTCAGATAAGACCCGACGGCTTCACTGTACAAATTATAGAAGACGACGCCTTCCTGGCTGCTGTCGAAATAGTAATTCGTGCAGTCGTCACGGATTTGGATTTCCCACGGTCCCGTGTAGTCGTTACGGATCACGAACCCCATGTTGCTGTGATAGGGCGTGCTCCCGTCGGTCGTGACGTTGGTTATGTGCTCGACCCGTTCCTCATAACCGCCTGCAAAATAGGCGGTCTCGAAGCCGATCAGCGCGGTCCCGTCGTAGAGGTAAAGACCATTGACCGTCACCGAGCCGGTGTTCGGCACAGACGCCTGAATGGTGACCCTCACCTTCCAGGGGCAAGTTGGGGCCGAGAGGAAGATCCCGCGCCAAGCGTTGGTCGATCCTCCGGCGTCTGGAACAGACATGCCAATCGGGCCGCCGGCGATTGGCTGGATCGCAGTTGCACTGCCCTGATTCACCCACACGAAGCTGCTCAGCGCCGGCATGCCGCAGGCGGACACGCAAGCGCCGCCGACAATGCTCGTCACCTGGCCGGTGGCGTTGATCGTGATGCTGGTCGGCGCGGTGTAGGTGCCTGAGGTCACCCCGCTCGGCGGCAGGTCGGCGGCGCAAAGCTCCCGGAAGGCCGGCGCGGCAGCCGCGCCGCCGCAGGGGCCCGCGTAGACCTCGCCGACGGGAACCCCGACCGTGCAGGCGATGATCGGCGATCCCGAACAGGTGAAGCCCGGTATGGTGACGCCGGTCGCCGTCCCGCCGCCGGCGGCGACGATCGCCTGCACCGTCGTCTGCATGAGCTGCGGGCCTGCCGCCGGTTCTATCGGAATAATGTCCGTAGACAGAACGGCGCCACGCTCCGGGAGGGCCGAGAGCGGCGCGTTCTGGGCGAGCGCCGGCGCCGCCGGCAGCAGAGCCGCCAGCCAAACGATCAGTTGACGCATCAGATATCCTCCGAGGCAGTATTGCCGCTGCGCTGGAAGCCGACCCGGATTAGCAGGTCGCCCGCACTCCGAAGCCTCGGCGAAGGCGGCCCAAGGCAGAGGTGCTCGACGCTCTGCGGGAAAGCCGGATCCACGTCGTGGGTCTTGAGTCTGTCGCCATCCCGACTAGCGCTCTTGCCGGTGACCGCCATGGCTAGAAATACTCCGTGCGCGTCGGCTCGGCGTGGCGGCCGGGACGGATGAACATCGTCGCGCGGGCGGCGGCGATGCGCCGGGCCAGCCAGGGCGTCGGCTCTTCGACCGAAAGTTCGTCGACGCACCGTTCGGCCACCAGGGAGGCGAACGGGCCGCGATAGCGGACATTCAGCGGCAGCTCATCGTCGAGGCGGATGTCATAGACCGGCAGCCACTGGTTGAGGTCGGCGCGGTAGAACCAGAGATCGGTCGCGGCGCCGACAACCTCGATCCGCGCCCCATCGGTCGGCGCGCGCCAGCAGACGCCATCGGCCTGCCCGGTCGAGCCTTGCACGTTCCACCACGGGGCGCCGACGAAACCGTAGTCGTACGGATGCTCGCCCGGGAACATCGGGACGGCGTTGGGCAGGATCACGGTCACGCTGGAGCCAGCCCCTATGCGGATGCGGGTGTCCTGGTTGGCGATCCACTGGCCGTTGAAGCCGGGCGGGGGGTTGTTCCCCGGCACGTCGATCTCGCGCAGCGGCACGCGCGCTTCGTGGAGCTCGGTCAGCACGTCCTGGCAGGCGCGAAGGCCCGAGGTGAGCTGGTCGATGTGCGGATCCTCGCCGGGCGCAGTCACCTTGAGCGCGCGCAGCGCCGCTTTGATCCCGTCCCTGCAGGTCGACATCCGCCTCCCCTCCTCTCGCTTCGTTCGTGGAGTTGCGGTGCGACAAGTCCGGAGCGCGCGCGGTAGCCGTCAGGCGGAGGCGGGCTTCAGCTTGGCGGTGAACTTGTTGATCAGGCTGTTGAGCAGCGCGTCGGCGATGGGCTCGCTGAGCGGCCCGACGATCGGCAGCTCGGCCAGGCCGGCGTTGACCACCGCGTCGGCGATCGGATCGATCGCGGCGAGCGCGCTGTTCTCGGCGGCTTGCAGGTCGGCGAGCGCCTGCTTGGCGGCCGGCACCTTCTCGGCCACCGGCACGAAGAAGTTCTTCACGTCGGTCCAGATGTCGGAGAGCGTAGACATGGATAGTCCTCTTGCGTAGCGCCGCCGTCCCGGCGGCATGGTTGTCAGCGAGACGCCGGCGTTACGACTGCGGTTTGGATGCGGCGGCGAGCGCGCCGGCCAGGCCGCTCACCGCGGAGAGGCAGACGTCGTGCGCGGACGTGGGCGCCAGGAAGAGCACGCCGCCGGCGATGGCGCCTATCACCAGCGCGGCGAGCATGTTGAAGCTGATCTGAGTCAACGAGAGCCCCTTTCCATCATGTCGGCGAGGCGCATGGCGCGATTGCCCACCTGGCGCGCCCACTTGGAAAGCAGCATCAGGCTCCCGGCCCTTTGCCACTCGCCGGCGTGGGCCGCGTCCAGCATGTGCTCGAAGGTCAGCAGGCCCCCGACGCCCAGGTTGAAGGCCATCTCGACGATGACGTCCTGGCGCACGTCGTCGAGCCTGCGCCACCAGGGCAGCCGCGCGTCCAACTGCTGCTCGGCGCGGGCAATGTCGGCGAGGAGGGCAGCATGCGCTTCCTGGTCGGTCCACGTCAGGCCGGCCTTCACCTCAGGCCCGGTGTGGCCCCAACCGATGGTCCAGACGCCCACAGTGTCCTGGTAGGCGTGAAGCCGCAGGCCTTCGTCACCCTCTAAATCGTCGATGAGGAAGGGCGTGGTCATCCCCCTACGCGCTCCGCGCTTCGTAGGATTGGCGGGCTCGCATTTCCCAGAACTGGTGGCCGCGCCCTTCGTAGCCTTGGCGAAGGAGGGTCATGGCGCCTCGTCGAACAGACGCCCCTTGATGAACGCCACATCCTCGCGGATGCCGATGATCGCCTCGGTTTCGACTTCCAGCGCGTGGACGCGGCCTTTCAAGGCGTCGATCTCGCCCTGCAGCCGGCCGTAGCCGGTCAGGAACGGGATCGAGCCCATGACGAGCACAGCGCCGGCGCCGAGAAGGCCGCCGATGATCGAAGGATCCAGAGTCACGGACATCCTCCTCCCTCCTGCCGATGTGGGGCTCGTAGCGTCGGCGCTGCGTTCATTACGGGTTGGAACCGGCGGCCGGCTCGACGAAGTATTCCACCGCCAGGGCGAGCGCGCCGGCCGCGGCGGTTGCGGCGGCGGTCGAGACCGTCACCACCACCGGCGTGTCGGCTGCGAGCGGCGCGGTCATAGTGTTCGCTGAGACCGCGGCGCTATCGATGGCCGTGGCCGCCATGAATGCCGCCGGCGCTCCGGCGTAGCCGACCTCGACGTGCAGCGTCGGCGAGCCGTTGCTGTCGAGCGCATTGGACGGCAAAAGCCGCGCGCCCGTCACGACGGCCCCTACGGGGAGCGCCGGGAAGGTGATGGTGTCGCCGCTCGCCCAGGTCGAGATCGAGCCGGAGACGTCATAAAGGTTGGAGGTGAGGCCCGCCGCGACCGTCGCGGTGCGAGGCGGAAACTTCTTCACCGCCCGCGGCGAAGTGTAGGCCGTAGCCATGGAATGATCCTTTCAGGATGAGAGGAAAAGGAGCCGGCGAGACGCCGGCGCTACGAGATTGCGCGCGTAGCGCCGCCGTCTCGGCGGCATGTCAGCTCGCAGCCGGCGCTTCGCCGACTACGAATCCGCCGTGGCCGCCGCGAAGACGGTGACAATGCCGTTCTGGACGCCATTGAAGTTGACCTTCTTGACGCCCAGCAGCTCCTCGATGGCAACGCCGGGCCGGAAGCCATAGTCGCGGATCATGTCGGTCCGCGGCGTCGGCTCCTGACCCCAGGCGACGCCGACCGCGCCACCGCCGCAGATGAAGATCGGGCGCACGTCGACGCCAGAGCCGCCCGCCCCGTCGAAGGGCGTGCCGCCGCTTGGATTCTGCGAGCAGAGATCGCAGTAGTAGTCGATCTCGGGGACTTCCCGGTGGATGACGCCGTCGTAGAGCAGGTCGCCGTCCTGGAAGATCGGGTTCTTTTCCATCCCCATGCCCTCACGCGAGCGCGCCTGGGTGTTGGCCTGGTACATGTTGGAGTCGGCCTTGAGGTCGCGGAACGTCCGGCTGCCGTGGAAGGCCACGAAGTATTCGCGGCCATCCCCGTCCTCGACCCGGAATGGCCGGATGTGCGGGTCGGCGAGCTTGGCGATCCGCTTGGCCAGCCCCATTGTCGCCGTCGAGGTCGTCATGCCCGAGGTGATGTTGGAAAAGCCCGTCGCCATGCTGGTCGAATAGTTGCTCCGCAGCGTGCCGAAGAGCACCCGGTCGGGGTTGGCGGTAAGCCAGGTGGCCTGCTGCGCCGTCGACGACTGATCCCAGGGGACGACTGTGCCATTGGTGTCGACGATCAGATGCGCCATGGCGTGGATGATCTCATCGCGCAGCTTCTCCGATTCCCAGACCACCAGAGCGTCGCGAGCGGCGTTCCACAGGTCGATCTCGGTGCGGAACGTGGTGGACTTCGGAAGGTCCACGGCATTCCGCCGCCAGTCGATGGTGATCGGGCAGTTGAAGTTGGTCAGCTCCTCTTCGTTGCCCGCCAGCACCTGCGCGCCCGTCACGCCGCCGGACTTCAGCCGGCCGATGAACGGGATGTTGATGGTGCGGAAGTTCTCAGATTCGCGCTGGAACTTGGTGAGGATGATGCCACCCTTGTTGATGTCGGAGTTCGACATGTAGGGCGCGAAGCTGCTGTAGCGGACGTACTCCTGGAAGTACTTGGTCAGCCACACCTGCCGCTCGGAAGCGGTTGCGAGGATGGTCTCGGCCATCGACTTGTCCTTTCGGGTTGTCGGGCGTCAGGGACGCGCGGCTATTTTCGAAAAAGGCTCGCGTAAGCTTCGCCTTCCCCGGTGGGGACGGCGTTGGCGCCGAGCGCCCCGGTCCCGCTGGCGTTGGCCAGGGAGACAGGCGGCGGTTTCGGCGCAACATGGTTTGCGCGAGCCGGGGTTTGCAGCGCCGGCGTTTCGCCAGGAGCCTGGGCCTGAGCGGCTTTCCAGGCGCGGAAGGCTTCGAGGTCGGCGGGGCTTACAGCCTGGAGCACCTGCTCGTGGTTGTAGGCCAGCACCGCCGCCTCGTAGGGATCGTCATGGGCCGCCATCTCGGCGTTGAAGTAGGGGTCGCGCTCGGCTCGGTCGTAGGCCCACTGGTGGACCTGATCGATCAGTTCCTTGCCGAACTGGCGCTCGGCGAACTTGCGCGAATAACGCAAGTTGTCCTGATAGCGCTGAGCGGCGAGGACCTGGTCGGGCGGCAGGGGTTGGGCGAACACCTCTTCCTGCTGACGTTTCCAGTCCTCGAGATCCCGGGCGCGACGCTCGGCCGCCTGCCGCTTCTCCCGCTCGTCCAGCATGGCCGCGATAGGCACATGGCCCGCTTGTAGCGACGGCGTCTCGCCGGCATCTGGTTCGGGCGCGGGCGGGGGCGCAGCCTCGACTGGAGCTTGCGGCCCCGGCGGAGTCTCAGGCGCAACCTCGGGTTGCGGCTGGGGGGCGCCCAGCGCGGCGTCGAGTGGATTGTCCAT